CTAGCGAGGCTATATTAAACCAAACTGAAAGCGTTATTGTTGTGGGAGTAAGAGAGACTGCTGTAGTTATAGCATCACTCGTACCATTAAAACTTCTCGCCCCAAACGCCATGCTATGCCCCCACCAAATCTTGATAGCGTGTTGGGCTGGCACCGGCTGACGTGCCTGTGAGGGTGCCGTTGTTCCCGGCAACTAGATCGGGTTCGGGAGAGGCGGTGCCTTCTAGAGGCCAGTAGCCAATGAGGCCGCTGGTGCGGACTTGATATGGTCGATAGCCTGCGGCGAGCTTGGCGATTTCGGTGGCGGATAGCGCCACATTCCACGCTGCTGCGTCTGCAATCAAACCGTTAAAGAATTGAGCCGGGGTGCCCGTGTCTACTTCTGAGCCTACTGCAAAATCCTCAGCCGAATTCGTCGGAGCAATTTGAGTTCCGGACGTAGTTCCAACCGATATCCCATTATTATAAAGAAACCAAACAGATCCATCAAACCCGCCGACAATATTGTACCATGTGCCGGTTGTATTGGTGGGAGACCATTCAATTCCGTGTACCGCCCCATCGTAATAGAGAATCTGTAGCTTAAGAGCATTGCCACCAGCGAAAGGTGAGCCGGTATATCTCAAAACATATTGTGCCTTGCTTCCGTCATAACCCTTAGTAATTATACCACCACTATTATTGCCAAGAGCCGGGAACGAAGTAGCATTTGTCCAAGCAGACAGCGTAAATGGAGCCGTAAAATTAAGGGCCGATGGTTGCCCCATATTTATTGAATCAGACGACCCGTTAAAACTCCGCGACCCATATTTCGGCGTCGTGTAGTTGAACGGATTGGCGGCTAACGATGTGCCAGTCAGCGTTCCGTTGTTGCCGCCGATGACATCGGGCTCAGGTGATGCGGTGCCTTCGAGAGGCCAGTATCCGACGAGAGCGGAGCGGCGGATGCGATATGGGCGGATGCCTGATGCTAGGGCGGCGATTTCGCTAGGTGTAAGGGCAACATTATTCCACTGCGCCGCATCAGCAATTGTACCACTGAAATTTCTTCCAGCACTGGCAAGATCGTTACCTATTGCCGTGCTGACACCACCCCAAGTTGTCCCAAGATTATTTCCGGAGGCGGCTGATGTTGTGCCATCTGCAACACCATCAAGATAACCGCGCAGAAAACCATCTGCACTGTCGAATGTCATTGCTATGTGGTGCCATGACCCGGTGGAAATCGCGTTCGTACCTGGGTCAAGACCTACTAAGCCGATGCCAACAAGGACGACGTAATAGGCAAATTTCCCGCTGCTTTTTACTAATATTTGGTTCAAAGCATTCGGATAGTTAGATTTTGAATAGATACCTTGATAGGCAGGCACCAGCGAAGTGACATATACCCATGCTGCTGTAGTGATTGCAGTTGTCGCGTTAGGAACACTTGCCCCACAGTCAATATAGTCCGTCGAACCGTTGAAACTTCTCGCCATCAGATTATTCCAGCACGTTTCATGAGGACATAACACGCGAGCAATGTTTTCTGCTGTGCTGTAGCTCCGCTAAATGGCGCGGGAATGACTGACGCTAGACCATTTATGACCGTCGTAGTGCCTCCTACTGCAATTACGGCATTGTTCAGCGTCGTGTCGAAGGCATTGTCGATTGCACCAGCCGCGGCAATCAAATCATCTAGCGAATAGATAGCCTTTGCCTGCGCAATAACGAAATTGACGTTAGCCCAGTAAGCCGAGACGATCCTCTTGTCTGCTGCTGTCATTGCCGACATGGAATTATTCCCAAACCACCGTGAACTGCCAAGCCGATGATGCGGCGAGCGTCCAACTGGTGTGGTTGAACGTCGCCAGCACAGTGAGAATGTCATTCGCAGATGGCGAACTCGTGAGCGTTATCTTGTTTTCCACGAGGATATCCGCCGTCGCCAAGGCAAAAGACAGTTGCGACTCGACATTCAGCGTCGACGTCCCCAATTGCCCGCCAGCCGCTACGTTCTTGTCCGATACTGTCAACTTGGTTGTACCAGACGCGGCATTCGCCAACGTCAATACGCGCAACTTGAGCGTCCCCGTTGGAATACTCTCTGGCATGTTGAACTGCATGACTGCAGCCGCTTCTGCCGCGAGAGACGCAACGACCCCTACACCCTCTATGGCCCCCGCGAGGTTCGTGTTGGTGCTAGGAATGTAGAAAGTCGGGAATAAATTCCCAGACGCCGAACCTAGATAGAGAGAACTAGGAAGTAGTGGTCCTCCAGCCATTTTTTATTCCTCTCATACATTATGACGCGCCGCGCGGCGCGTTTCTTGGCGGCCAAGCCTCAGATCTCAACCAGCAATAACAGACTGAAGCTTTGCAATCTTGTCTTGGAAAGATTTCTGCGTCGCCTGAGCCGCCTTTGTTGCTGCGTCGCTCGCGGCCTTCGCAGCATCGGCATCGGTCTTTGACTTCTTGGCGAGGGCAGTAAGCGACGACATATCATCGTTCTTGAGTTTTGTATCCGCAAGCAGATCGTTGACTTGCTTCGTTACCTTGCCGACATACGCATCCGCCGCCGCCTTGCTATCGTTGGCCTGCGCGACAATAGATGCGGCAGAAGCCTTTGCGTCGGATATAATCTTCTCGGACTGCGTCTTGGCATCGGAAATTGTCTTTGCCGCCTTTTCGTTGGCATCCGCAAGAGCCGAAGTGGCATCCGCTAATTTCTTCTGTGCATCGGCCAATGCCTTCTTGGCGTCTGCATGTGCCCCGACAGCATCCCGGCCAAGATTAAGGTCTGCAAGTGCCTTCTTTGAGTCAGCGGTCGCCTGACCCATGGCCTTCATGCGGTCGAGGAAATACTCCCCTCCCAAGTAGATCGTATCGAGATCACTTGGGGGTGGCGTCTCTGAGGAAACTCCAACACCGCCGATGGCCATGACTATCGTCCAAATGTTGACTGAAGGAAGTTAACGGAAACCGTAGATGCCACGCTTCCTGCTGTGACGATGCGAACCCGCAATCCAGTCACCGGAAACTGCACGTTCATAGTCGTATTTGCAGAAAAGACGACCGTGGTAGCAACAGGATAGAACGTCGCATTTCCTGCCGTGAATGAGGCCGTCCCCAACGTGCCCGCTGAATCTCTCTGGTCGAGATTGTCGAGGCAACACTCGATCTGATATCCGGCGGCTCCGACAACAATCGTACCGATGCTGATATTGAACGGGTTCTGCATCCAGTCCGGTTGCCATATGGCTGACGTCCCGGTACCGGCGACAGAGAGTAGGACGGGCATCGGCATGGTGCTACTTCCTGCGTGACCTGTCTAATCGTTGACGGACGGAGCCTCCGTCCATCTTCATCTTGATAGCGGGGTACTTGGCGTGAACCTTGGAGCGGATTTTAGATTTCAGTGCAGGCGAGGCGTGCTGCGACGCGCGGGCCAAGGCATTTCTGGCGTGACTTGCATCCTCGATCGGATAACTTCTATCCGGCCCCGCGAAGGATTTCGCCGGGAGAGCGTTCCTCCGCTTGGCATTCAGTTTGGCCATGTCTGCCTATTTGGGCGTTCCGCCGTAAGTGTCAGTCGGGTTTGACGATCCGGCATCCTGGCTGGTCGTGTTGTGTGCCGTCGATAGCGGCGAGGAATTTGCACCTACGCCACCGCCTGCCTTGCGACCGGGACGGTCGAGACGGGGGCGTACTTTTCCGCCCGTCATGAGACCGACAACCTTGCCGCCCTTCTGCTTCTTCGCACGTCCACCACGCTTGTGGTCAGATACTGTGTCCTTGTCACCAGTCTTGCCTTCTTCGGCCTCGTCAACGACGTTCTTGTTTCCCGCGACAAGTTGCGGTGTTTTTCCGCCTTTGGCTCGCTGCACTGGCGCAACGATCCTGCTCTTGTTGGACTTCATGTTTCAATTCTCCTTATCAGGATGTCGCAGTGTACTGTGAGATACCGAACTTAGGCGGAAGATTAAGCGGCGTCGACAGTATGTCATACATCGGCGTGTGCGTCATGGATATCCACAGACGTCCGGTCCCGTTGGTAGCCGTGGCCGAGATAGCCGTCGCAATAGTGCCCGTCACGATGGCCGTAGACACCGCAATCGTTCCACGAACGTCTGTCGTTGCGTTCTGCGTTGTCGTTCCGACAATGCCGGGGACGAAGCCATTGGAATTGGCCATCGATGAGCCGTTCCACGTCACGTACAACTGCTCCCAGTAGTCGGCACGAATTGGAATACCGAACTGGTCGCCGAGACCGAAGGCAACTGCCTGCGAGGACGGGACCGTAGTGCCGGACGTTATATTCGAAATGTACTTGAAGGCTTTGCGTCCGACGAATGTCGTTACGCCTGTCGCAGCCGACACGACTTCCGTCATCGGGTTTCCCCAGACATCCCAACCGGAAATCACGGCACTGTATGCAACTGCAATGGCCGTCACGCTCTGGATAGCGACGGTACGCGAAGACATTTCCTTTGGATTGTAGACGCGGGCAAGTCCCGCCTCCATTGCACCACCGAATGCATGCGCGTTAGCCACGGGGGCCGAAGGCCCAAACTGTGTAGCTGGCGGGAGAAGTCCACTGCCCCACAGGTTTGCCTGACCGATGGGAACATTCAGCAAGACAGTGGCCGCCGCAGGCGAGATGAAGATCTGCGTACTGCCTGCGGTCGATTGAACCTGAGTGACCAGACTGCGTGACGCCGAAGAATTGCCGGCGCCGCCGATAATAATCCACTGCCCGAGACGGAACAGGGAATTGTCGACGACAACGACTGCTGTCGAATTGGTAGCGGTCGTTCCGGTCGTGAACCCGAAGTCTAGAGCTATATTGGCGAATGTCGCGACCGTGGTGCCAATAGGAATGATTGGTACACCGCACGCAATGCCCGCCGCACTGGTCAGGCCCGCAGGCTGAGACGTTACAACTGCGGCGGTAACCGCCGTCGTGACGATCTGCGCGGCTGCGATAACTGCCGATGCCCCCTTCTGCGGGATGCAGTCGAGAAGCGGAATATCCGATCCGCCGAATGCCGCCTGCTGGCCGGGACGGAAACTGTCCTTGTTGAACGGTGCGGAGCGAAGGTCGGGAATTGCCGGACCCTGGTAGAACATGCTGGGACCGTCAAGCGGGTAGACGCTTGTCGTTGCCGCATCGACCTCAAGGGCTCCCATCGAGTTGACAGGACCGCGGAAATTTGAGTCAGCCATGTTGCGAATCTCCTAACTTAAGCGGTTGGGAATTCGCCCCAAGCGGCGCGCGGATCGTTGATCCCGAACGAGTATCTCTCGTAGGCCTTGACCAGCAAGTTGTCGGTCACGTTGTCAACCCACATATCGCTCTCGTAAGGGATACGCAGCATGTGGATGAGGCCTTCGATGTTCGTGGTCAGGAACCATGCGAAGTTTGAGGTGAGGAAGTCGAGAACGATGTGACCCTCGGGAAGGCCCCCAGACAACGTGAGAATTGCGTTAACGTCGTTGTCGGCAGTACCCGGCCTCAACTCAGTCTTGGTAAGACGGATGGCAATGCCCTCAAGATTGGGCGGCACTACCAGACGGCGGGCTCGAGCCAAGATGCGCAAGCCTCTCTCGTTGACAAACTGCACGCGGACGTTGGTCATGTCCGCAAGAAGCGTCGACTCGTTGAGCGACTTCGGCGTCGATGACGTATTCGACCATGTGCCGCCGTCGTAGGGATGCACGGTAGAAAAGAAGGCCTGACCGTCACCAACCTGTGCCGAATTGTAGGTCGTGCCTAAGTTGAAGATATTCGCGGCTTGGATTTCCTTGAACTGCGCGAAAGCTTCTTGCAGTTTGAGGTTGGTCGGATTGAACTGCGCCTTGTACAGCAGATCGTCGATTGCCTTGCGGGTGATTGCATACCCAAGAGCAACCTCGATGTGTACAAACGCCCATGTGAAGCGTTCGCCTGCTGCATTGTCGAACTGGGTCGCGGCGCCTTCGTCCTTGAGGTAAGGCAACGCGACAAACGCCATTTGCGTCGACCGCTCGACGGCCATCGAAGACTTGTGAGTCTTGAAGACCTTGTCCCATTGTCTTGGGATCATGTCGTAGCTGCCCCGGACGTCGAACAGTCCGGGGAGCAGTTCTGAGCGTATATTTGCCAGTGCGACGGGCATAGTTCAATTCTCCTGTTGGCTTACGCCACACCACCCGTTAGAGCCACGCGGTAGCGTTGGTTGTTGAACCCGACGATGACCCAGTTGTAATTTGTGGTCGTATCGGAACCGTTGCCGATGCCGGGGTAGAACGAGATCAATTGGAAGCACGCAGTCGTGTTGATCAGCGACTGGTCAACCGTGAAGGTCGAGAGACCGGTGCCGTATGTCGTGCCGCCAGCTCCGGTCGAGTATCCAATGCAGTTGCCCATTGCCGTCGCCATGACCGGCGTCAGCAAGGCAGCCACACGGAACATGGCATTGGGAGCGTCGATGACATATGCGGTGGCGTCTGTCCCGACAGATGCCGGGAACCATGGCGACCACGTTGGCACACCACCAGTCGGGGTGTACTGGCATCCGTAGAAGATGCCGCAAAGCGTTGTCAGAGATCCTGTGCCTGTAGCTGGCAGGATGTATGGCGACGTAGCGGATTTGATGACCGGGTCACCAAACCAGATCTTCGTCGCATATGAAGATTGGATGTGATATTTGGAGAGCTGGTAGTCGGGCGCACCGCCCG